TAACATGGGGGTATACCCAAACATGGGGGTAGGTCAAATAATTAACAGTGTCTAAAAAAATAAAAAAATTCTAAATAATAAGGGGATATATAGACTCCCAAGGTGTTAGATAACAAAACAGCGTGAGCATTAACCTTGCGGACTGGTGCAATTCCAGTTATCCCCATAATACGGAGATTACCAATGGCAAATGCAATAGAAACATACAATGCAATATTGAGGACGGATTATTCCGAGTATGTAAAGTACGTACACAAGGGAATGTGGTATAAGACAAGGTTTCATTCTTTTCTATGTAAGTATGTTCAGAACTTCATAGAGACCGAAAACAACGTACCATATGAAATACTGGTGATACATACACCACCACAGCACGGAAAGTCCCAGACAATCACAGAGACCCTACCGAGCTGGTATTTAGGGAAAAATCCGAACAATAGAGTCATCGAGATTTCCTATAATGAAACATTTGCAATTAAATTTGGTAAAAGAAACCGTAGCAAGATACGTGAATTTGGTGGAGATATATTTGGTATAGATATATCGAAAGATTCCTCCAAGGCACTTGAATTTGAAATTGATGGTCATACAGGAGGAATGATTTCAAGAGGTGTTGGCACTGGTGTTACAGGTAACCCAGCAAACCTTCTAATCATTGATGACCCTATCAAGAACAGACAAGAAGCGTCCTCGAAGAGCAGAAGAGACCTTATTTATGACGAATGGTTAATGTCATTTAGAACAAGACTTGCTCCAAACGCAAAGGTAATTTTAATCATGACTAGATGGCATGAAGATGACCTAGCAGGGCGATTGCTTGATGAAGAGACCAATATTAGGTATCTGAGGTTTCCATGCGAATGTGAGGACGAAAACGACCTTCTACACCGTCATATAGGTGACTCGTTATGTCCAGAGATTGGTAAGGATAAAGAGTGGCTTGACATAATGAAGTCCACCATGTTGTCTGAAAGCGGTTCGATGACATGGAACGCATTGTATCAGGGCAGACCTACAGCAATTGAAGGTAACATTATCGAGCGTGACTGGTGGCAGTATTACGATGATTTACCTGAGAACATGGTTCAATGGGTAATGTCCGTGGACGCTTCATTTAAAGATGATGATACTTCCGACTTTGTAGCAATCCAAGTTTGGGGGAAAAGTGGCACAAACTATTATTTGGTAGACGCAGTAAAAAAGCACCTAAATTTCCCTAATACGATACTGGAAATACGGCGATTAAGGGCACAATACGAAGAGTGCAAAGTGACACTAATCGAGGATAAGGCGAACGGTTCGGCAATTATCACAATGCTTAGAAGTGAAATGTCTGGAATCATAGCTGTGCTACCAAATGGGAGCAAAATGTCACGTGTACAGGCGATTTTAGGTGCTATTGAGTCCGGGAACGTGTATCTACCAAGGAATAAACGCTTCACGAACGATTTTGTTGATGAGTGTTCGTCATTTCCTAACGGTGTACACGATGACCAAGTGGACAGTATGTCGCAAGCGTTGAATAGATTGATTTATCAGCGTGGAGACAGGGCGAAAAAGAAGGAAAAGTCTCTATTTGAGAAGATGTTTCCCGGCTATTTCACTGAAAAAGCTGAGGGACATGGGAAGGTGAAGGTCATTTAATGTATTATGCAATCATTATACTTGCGGTTCTAATGCCTATCTGCACGATTACTGCTTTTATCATCGGATATAACGTAAACGCACAAAAGAAAATTTTCGTTCGGAAACCGAAGAGAAAAGCGACGCCGGAAGAAGAACTGCTTGCAAGAATTGATAAAGCTCATATTTAAGGGGTAGACAATGGGAGAAGTTGGTTATCACGATATTTGGCAAAAGTATGAAAAGTCCAAACATTATATGGACGGAAAGAACATTCTGTTAAAGACCGAACGGAACTGGAATTTCTTTGTTGGTAAACAGTGGGAAGCAACCAAGGATTCGGAAGGTTTGGAAGATTTGCCAATGCTGAATTTCATCAAACAGACAGTAAACTATAAGGTTTCAAGCATTTCCCAGCACGCAATTACGGCAATTTTCAGTGATATGAATTCTGGAAACCTTGAATTGGGTAACGATGATGTTTGCCATAGAATGAATAATCTGTTTGATATTTCGTGGCAAAAGGCGAAAATGAACCGAGTTGCACGAAAGGCATTGAAACACAGTGCTGTACAGGGCGATTCTTATGTTTTCTGGTATTCCGGCGACACAAGGAAGAGTCCGCAGATTGTAAACAATACACAAATGCGTTTAGGTGATGAAAACACGGTGGACATTCAGGAACAGCCGTGGATTATCATTGAAGAACGACTAACAAAAGATGTTGTAAAGGAAAGAGCAAAGCTACAGGGTTGTACAGAAGAGGAACTAGCACTGATTATGACCGATTCAGACAACGATACACAGCTTTACAACAAACAAGAGGTATCGAACAAGGTTACAAGCCTTGTATATATGGAAAAAAAGAAGGGCATAGTTCACATAGCAAGAGCAACGAAGAATGTTATCTATGAAGAACTACACCCGATAGCACAAACGAAGAATAATGAACCAATTGGAACTGGACTTACCATGTATCCGATTGTACCTATGATTTGGGAAGAAGTACCGAATACTGCAAGGGGTTCTTCCGAGGTTGAACATCTTATCCCAAATCAGCTTGAACTTAATAAAACGCTTGCCCGGAGAGCAATCAGTGTAAAGATGACTGCATTCCCAAGGGTTGCATATGATGAAGGTATGCTTGCAAATCCAGAGGATTTAGATAAGGTGGGTTCTGCATTAAGACTTACAGGTGGAAATGCACAAGCCATTTCACAGATGATAGCATACCTATCCCCACAGGCACAGTCACAGGACGCTAAATTGCTTTCTGACGAGCTTTTGGAGAAAACCAAGGATTTGTCCGGTGCTTCTGATACGGCGCTAGGAAACATTGATTTGAGCCGTGTATCGGGTACAGCGGCAACCACCATTAGAGACCAACAGCAAGTACCACTTAACGACCAAGTGACCATGTATCAAGAATTTGTTGAAAACGTGGCTCTTCTATGGTTTGACATTTGGAAGGCATACTATCCAGATGGCATTGAATTTGATGGAATCCGAGTTGAAGCAGAAGAGATTGAAAACATTGTTCCAAATGTACGGATTGACATTGCGGAAGATACAACGCTTTCAAGAATGACAAGTCAACAGGAAATCTCGAACTTGTTCAACAACAACAAAATCACCTTTGACGAGTTCGCAGAAGCATATCCGGAACACGCAAGCATTGATAAGAAAATACTGCTTAAGATTGCGGAACAGCGGAGACAAGCCCAGCTTGCACAGCAACAGGCAATGGAGCAACAGCAACTTGCTATGGGTGGTATGCCGGGTGATTTAGAGATAAATAACGAGGTGCAACCGGAAATTGCCAGTCAAGATGTTTCCGATAGTGGCGGTATGTCGGCACAACAGGTTCAACAGATGGTAGGTGGCAACTAATGAAGAAACTAGATTCTTATACGGAAGATGAATTGCTGGAGTTATACGAAAGTTTTCTTGATGATGTAGAGAAAGACGGTTACGAATATATTCCAACACGTTCAAAGTTCGCAAAATCACTAGGGTATCGACCCAGCGAAATGTACAGGTGGCTAAATTTACACCCACATGCTTCTGCAAAAATGAAAGCTATGACCGCAGATGTTATAGCTTCGGGAGCAATGTTAAAACACTATGTTCCTAACGCTTCTGCACTAGCACTAAAAAACTGGTGCGGTTGGGAAGATTCACCAAAAACAAACAAGGAGAAGGACTCCAAAACTGCAAAGGCAGAGAAGGACGCAGAAAAGCTTCTTGATGAATATATTGGTGAAAAGCGTGAAAAGCGGAAACGTGAACACGCACAATTAAGTTAAAACCCCAATTTTAAGAGAGGACTAAAATGGACGACGATTACAACATCAACGATACAAGCGAAGAAACAGTGGAGGTCGCTGAACCACTAAACGAAGATGAAGAAAGCGTAGAAACGGCGGAGGTCGCTGACCCGTCAGAATCCGAAGAGGTTGTCTCAGAACCAGAAGAAAATCAGGAAGGTGGGCGAACATCACAGGATAGCGCATTTGCTGAAATGCGGAGAAGAAATAGAGAGCTTGAAAATGATAACAAGCTGATGTTTGACGCACTTAATAGATATTTCACTGGTGATGACGCAAGAGAACTCTCCATTCAAGCTAATGCCTATGCGGATAGCAGAGACCCGGAAGAGGTACGAGAAGAATTTGAGCGTTCACGTGAAGCGGAAGAATTGCGTTCTGAAAATGAAGAACTGCAAGAACAGCTCATGAACATTCAGATTGAAAGACGCATGGCAGAAGATTTGAGAACGATTCAGGAAATCGACCCAACGGTTAAATCTTTGGACGATTTGGGAGAATCTTTCATCAATTATATCAGTGCCGGGCTAGACGCTACAGACGCTTATTATGCGTCACTTCTGAAAGACCAGAAGGAAAAGGTTTACCCACCTAGTGAAATTGGCAAAATCGCTGATACAAAGATTGATAGAGATTACTACACTTCCGAGGAATTGGATAATCTGACGGACGAAGAACTGGACGCAAATTGGGATAAGGTAATGCGTTCAATGAAGCGACTATAAACGATTTTTAAAGGAGGAAAGATATGTCTTTCAATAATTTTAAGGCAAAGATTTGGAGCAAAGATATTCAGCGTGAGCTGGAAAGAGTAGCCGTATACGCAAACGACACTAACCAGAAGTATTCCGGTGAGATTAAAGGTGTCGGAGATACTGTAAGAATTCAGGGTGTCGGCAAGCCGAAAATCACAATGTTCACTAATAAAGACCGTATTAAGCTGGAAGAGGCAGAGAGAGTAGAAGATACTTCCACTTCCCTGATTGTTGACCATGTAGCAACCTTCAACTATGCGGTTGATGACATTGATAAGGCGCAGGGGGCTAATGGGGTACTTCCGATTCTGAATACAGAAGCGTCCGAGGAAACCGGAAACGTAATTGATAGAGCAATTGCGGAACTCTCCAACGATAAACAGGCAAAGAGAATGACACCAGTAGAGATTGTTGGTGGCAAGGACGGTAACGCACTGAGCATTCTGGATTTGGCTTTACAGCACCTTTATGAGATGGACGTAAACCCAAGCACACTGATTACTGTTACCATTCCACCAGCATTTTATACCAGATTCAAACAGGTATATACACACATTGATACAAACAATTCTGAGTACCTGAAAAATGGTCAGATTGCAAAATACAGCAACGCAGTTATCAGATTGTCTAACAATGTGGCAAAGGATAAGGAAGGTCATGACCTGATTCAGGTTAAGACCCAGAGAGCAATCGCACTTGCTAAGTCTGAGCCACATACCGAGCCATACCGTCCAGAAGATGGATTTGCGGACGCTGTTAAGGGCTTTGTACTCTTTGGTACGAAGATTGTTAGACCGAAAGAGTTTATCAATATTCCGGTATCTTATAAGTAAGAATAGAGGTGTTAAATATGGCAGTAACGAATGTAAAAAAGGTATATTCCGTTCTCAATGACGGAACAAACATTACTGAAACTAGCGTGACTGGTGATTTTGCGGTTGACATGACCGGAGCAGATTACAAGACAGCTATTATGTTCAGAAACGCTGGTGCTTCCGAAGCCAAGGTAACTATCCCGGTTGGTGATGGTATTCAGGGTGTCGGAGACGATGTAGCATTTAGCGTAGCTGGAAGTGCTACAGCAGTCGTTGTAGTTGACAGTGGAGCATATAAGCACGTTAGCGGTGAAAATAAAGGCAAGCTTGTTGGAAAGACTACCGCTGAACTTAAGGTATCCGCTGTAGAACTTCCGTAGAGTTGGTTTTACAAGGTGGGGTAAATCATTGCCCCACCTATTTAAAAATTTGGGGGTACTACTTATGTCAATGACATGGGGCGATTTAAAAGAAATGCTTGTGGATTTGGGATTTGAGGAAGATTCAATTACAAGCGAAAGTGAATACGGAAGATTGATTCGTAATTCTGTAAACAGAGCTGTTTCAATTATTCGCTCAACTGTGATTCTCCAAATTGCTGATTATTTGCGATATGAAGAATCGTGGGGATATGAAACCACAGAAGAAGATTCTGACGGAACAGAGCGCAATAAGTGGGTTCTACCTAAAACAAAGCGGATTACAGCAGAGACAGAAGATACCCAGAAAATCAATTTCCCAGAAATTCTTGAACCGTTGTTGCCGTTGCTTTCGGCACACTATATTTGGCTTGACGATGATTTAAGCAAAGCAACTTTGTATTGGAACGAGTATGATGATATGAAAAATCAGATTGTAGCGGTAGCGAAAACACCTAGAAGAGCGTTGATAGAGGGGGGATTTTAAATGGCACAAATGAAAATGCCTAGCGAACCTAAAATGTACGCAACGCAGTACAGAACGCTTTTGGGAGTTGACTTCCAGAAAGATGTGACCGATGTAGACAAGAATCATTCTCCAAACATGGTGAATATGATTTCTGATTTGGGTGGTAACCCGATTAAGCGTCCGGGGTACAGAGTGTTCGAGGAAGATAAAACCGTTTCAACATATCCAAACGATAGGTTTATTTATTTCATATCCATCATGGATAAGCTATACGGAATCAAAAAGCACAGCGGAGAAATCAAGTCTGAAATTATTGTAATTGAAGTTGAATTTGCTGACTTTAAGGTTAAAGAAAAAAAGGTTGTTCGGGCTATAGAACTGGATACAGGGAATAACCCAAATGCGACAACTGATATATACATTAGGAAGATTTTCTCTTATAAGAACTATATGTATATCCTTACGCATAATGCGTATATCCGGGTAAATGTGTTAAATGGCGAGTATATTCTTTCCGGTGTAGGCAAACACATGATGTCGCAAGGTGATGTTCCGGGAATGTCTGCTCCAACCACGAGTGAAATAATCCCACTCACAACCTTTTCGATTACCAATCCAGAAAACGGCACTGGTGGCGAGTCGCTGTATGGAAAGAACCTATTGAGCATTTACCAGATGTGCAGTTATGTTCTATCTAATCCAAATGACGGCTCACAGCAAACTCAAACTAAATTTAAAATTCCAAACTATGCGAAAATAACGGATTATGTCAAAGTCGAAGTAATGGACAGCAACGGTTCATGGGTCGAAACAACCGACTTCACGCTTGATGAAGGGGAGCCGGAGTATGGATATTGGGCTGATACATATTACAGGAACGGAAAGATATACACAAGCGGTTATACAATGCTAAAGTATAAAATTCATGAGCCTATTGTAACATTCAAGAATCCACCTTCATGGTCACCAGTAACAGGTAAAGACAGTGTACGTATAACATTTGTTCCATTCTCTAAGGAGATAGAAGAGGAACACAATGTTGTTCACGACTATGACATTTGCCGTGGTGTATACAATTCAAAGCTTATAGAGCTGATTGAATCCGAGGTGTTTACAGTTTTCAATACAAGGCTTTTTGTGGGGGTTGATAATAAAGCGTATTATTCTGAGCCTTCCAGAATGCTGATGGTGCCGGATAACTATTGGCTTGAAGTTGACCACAACATAATGTCGTTTGCAAGATTAAATTCGAATCTATCAATCATCACTGACGGAACCGGGGCAAACACAATTTATGTGGCTTCTGAATCAACTGAGACGGTTAATACCACAACAGGAGAAACGGAAACTAGGTATTCTATAAAACCTTCCAATTCGGGTATTGGTGCCATTAATGGTCGCTGTACTGGTACGTTGAACGATGAACCATTGTTCCTATCAAAAGACGGTGTATACGGTGTTTTGACCAACTGGTTATCTGATAAGTACGCTGTGAATAGAAGTGCAAGAATAAACCGAAAGTTGTGCAAAGAGCCTGACCTGAAAAACGCTGTAGGCATAACGTGGAATGGATATTATTACATAGCCATAAACAGAAAAATGTACGTTCTTGACAGCAGACACAAAGATTCTGTAAGGGGAAATAACACTTCTTACGAATGCTACTTCTTTGATTCAATGCCTAGTATAAAAGAAATGTACGTTGTTGACGATGTTATGTTGTTCAGTGATGGGGATTTCATTTATCGATGGAATGATGACCTTTCGGAATACTATAAGTATTACGATGACGCACACACGGTAGAGGTTGTTTCGGTGCTGTTCAATTCATCTGAATCAAACAAGGCTCCAGAAGATAATTGGGACACAAGAGAGAATGTAAACAAAAGAGCGATTACCAACAAAACTGTTTACTGGACAAAAATTGTATATAGCGTTAAAGAAGCTGAAATTATTCCTAGAATGATTGAGGAAAAAGAAGAACCGACAATCGGTACTGTAACGTGGACTGGAACACCAGTATGTTGTAAGTGGTGCAGTACATTTGATGATGACGGTTCACCGCAAAAGTTAAAGACTCTTAATAAAAAGGGAACAATGCTTACCGTTGCTCCATATGCCAAATCTAGCGTTGAATTAACGCTAATAAAAGATGGCAACGATACTCAACATTTGGGAATTTATGAAACAAACTTGCTCAGTTTCGAAAGAATTGATTTAACAAAATTCTCATTCAAATCAAATGCAGTTGTTTCTGATGTGTTCCCGAAAAAGAAAATCAAGAAATACAAACGACTTCAATTTGTGCTTGAAAATAAACGAGCCGAGCCGTTTGGCATAACAAATATAGTTAAAACGTATACGATTGGGAATTATGCGAAGAGGTGATAATGCATGTCAGTTCAAAATTTCAGAGTAACACCCAGCGAAATTTCAAAAGTAATGGTGAAGTCTCAACCGGATATTCTGGTTGGCACACCAACCGAAAACAAACAGGTATTTGATAATTACCCTGATTTGTTAGCCAATAAACTGAATCAACTTATCGCTTTTATGGATAGCGATTACCTAAAGGATTATACAATAGATGATTCGGTTGTTGCATATTATAAAAACACGCTAGGAATGAGCGTGTAGAAAGGGGGTGAAACAATGGCTTCTACTACTCTAAACTTAGGCGGTGTAAACTGGAAATCAAGCTCAAGCAAAACTCCATACACAAATATTTATAACAAGTATGCACAGTATGAAAAAGCGTCTAGGGACGCATATGTAAGTGGCTTGGGAAACCAGCTTAAAGCCGACCAGGGAACGACCAACGCACAGTATAACAACAATGCTAGGCAGTATTATATTCAGAATATGCAAGCTCAAAAGTCTTTGCCATCACAGCTTGCAAATAACGGCTTAACGGGTGGAGCGTCCGAATCCGCAGTTATTCGAATGAACAACGCATACGGACAAAACCTTGCCAATAACGAGTCTGGAAGAGCAACATCACTGAACAACTTGCAGACCACATACAATAACAACGTGGCAGAATATGATAGAAACTACAAAGAAAATCTATCAAAGGCATATCAGACTTCAATGGAAAATCAATTGAAGTATGAACAGGAACAAAATAAACTTGACCTTCAGTACTTTGCAAATTCTGTCGCAAACAGATATAACAGTACAAAGGCTTGGAATAAAGCGATTGCTAGAATGAAGAAAAGCAAAGACCCTAACAAGAAGTATAAGGTTGCATTGTTGGAACAGGGACGCACGAACTGGAAAATCGCTAAAAAAAAAAGTAGCGGTGGCGGTGGTGGGGGCGGCTCTCGCCGTAGCTATGGTGGCTATAGAAGCGGTTATAGTGGCTATAGAAACAATTATGGTGGCACTGGATATTCTTATAAAGCCCCTTCCACAAAATCTAAGCCAAAGAAGAGCAAGGGAAAATCAAGCAAAGCGAAGTCTAAAAAGTCAAAAGGTACGTTTCAGCCAGCATGGAGAATTAGCGGTCTTTAGAGGTGAACTATGGGTTTATTTAAATGGTTTAAAAGAACATTCCTTGGAGATGATGGGAAATCTAAAAAGAAAAAGAGTGGCGGTTCTTCCAGTAGCGGTAGCGGTAGGGGTAATTCATGGACGATTGCCCCTAGCAACCCATCTTCTGGGCGTGCTTATAATGCTTACCGTGAATCTGAAAAGAAACGGAAAGCGAAACAGGAAAGCGAACAGAAAAGAACCGAACAAAATTGGGGAAATGTTTTCAAGCGTGGCACAATTTGGACTGACGCAACATCTAAAACAAATGTTGACCATTCCAAAATTGAAAACCCAATAAAAGATAAGCTTGACGCAAAGGCGAAAAAGTCTACAGAGAATAAAGTTAAATACAAGAGTTTTGCCGACAATTTCCAAAAGTGGGCGATGGAAGAAGATAAAACTTCTCCAATCGCTTTGAGTGGAAAGGGGAAGGGTGCAAACCTTACTAAGAAGCTTAAAGAATCCTCGAAAAAACATGAGAAATTCATGGGCGATACAGGGAAAACCAACTATCAAAAGAAGCTGGAACAGAAAATCGGGGACGCTAAAAGAGAGAAAAAGGAACTTGAATACGAATCAAAGAATCACCCTAAATCGCTTTATACCGCAAGAAAATTCGCTACAGGTGTTACCCTTGGTGGCGAAAAGGCACTTGAAACACTTTCCGATAAAGAAGTGAAAAAAAGCCTTAAAGAGAATGATAAAGAAGCTGATAAGACATGGGTAAAACCGATTGAGTCAAAGGCTAATACGAAAGATGAAAAACGGTTACAAGCTACATCTAACCTTCATGAAATGAGCGGTAAAAAAGCAAAGGGTGTGACTGGTGGAGAAGTTGGCACTGTAGCTGAACTTGCCGGAAATATGCTTACATACGGTATGACTTCTGACCTGACCAAAGGTATTGGAGAAAAAGGTATTAACCGTATCGCAAAGCTTACGAAAACGGGCGAAACAGCAGAACAGGCACTTGAAAAATCAAAGCTTGTACAGAAGCTTGCTAAAGGTTCACCAGATAGAGCAAAGGAGATTTCCAAAAAACTTGCAAGTGGACTTGCAGAAGATTACGGAATTAATAAAACAACTGGTTTGGCACAATCCGCACTTGACGCAACAGCGACAAAGCATGAGGATAAGGATTCTTCTTGGACAAAAGAATTTGCTAAAAATCAGGCGATTAACCTTGCTACTGGTGGAGCGTTGGAAGTAGGGTCTGCTGTTCTCAAGAGCCGTCAGGCGAAAAAAGAAGCTGTAAGCAAGATTGATGATTTTGTTAATAAAGAACTTGATTCTAATAAAGACAATCCATTAAGAAAGATTGATAAGGCTTACGACCCAGCAACAGGAGAGTATAAGGAGTCCCCAGGATTAAAAAAATTCAAATCCGGTGAACAGAAAAGAACCGACTATGATAGGCTTGCTGGAAACGAAGAACGACTTGTAAAGAGCGACAATGTAAAAAACCCTGAAATTAGAGACCTTCTGGAAGACAAGGTAACCCGTGCAACCCCTAAAAGCGTTTATGAAAACGTAAAGAGCGTGACTGGTGGCGAAAACAAGGTATCTAAAGACGCTGTTCAGAAATTGGGTATTCCATATAGTGCTATTGAAGATGGTTCTTCTGATGTTTATTTGGAGCAGAAAAAGAAGGGTGTTGGTAATGATGTTCGTGCGGAAAAGCTCAAAAAGCTGGACGCAAAAATTAAAGAGCTTGAAGCTAAAGATAAAGCGAACATCGAGACCGCAAACAGGCTTAAAGATAGAATGTCTGATGAAATGGCTTATGAATTCAATAAGACAGAGCATGAGTTGGGTGCTTATAAGGCACAGCGGAAAAACCTTGTAAAAGAATCTTCAAGTAATAATGTTTCTGGTTTTACCTACGATGACTTTTTGAAAAACGATGAATTTAAAGGTTTCAACGCAGATAAAAAGGCTAGAAACCGTCTTAAAATGGTTGACCGTGGAACAGGTGAAACCAAAAAGGAATTCATTGATAGAAATTACAAGAATGATTTTGAAGTTAAAGACAACGGAAAGACAAAACAGCATTTTATTCTTGATAATAACGGAAAGCGTAAAGCGGTTTCAAAAGACCAGTACGAGTATGCACAGCACTTAAAAAATATTGATAGAGAGAATCCGAGTGCAGAAAAGGTGGTTGCAGATACCAATCAGGAACTCGAACAGCTTAAACAGCGAAAAGAACAGGTTCAGGAAGAGCAAAAGAAGCATATTCAGAACAATGACGCTGAAAGCACTATTAAGAGCGAAGCTGAATTACAGGACATTGAAGCAAAGGAAAAGGTTTTAAACGAATCTGAACCCGGAACAGAAGCAATGATTGATGATGACTTTCCGTCTGAGAATAAAACCAGCAAAGGACAGCATTCTAGTGCAAATTCTGATGTAAAGCGGTCTCTTGAAGACTATATTTACGAAAGCACACCGCTTAAAAAGGCTGGTGGCTACGAGGGGTCTACTGATGAAATGTTGGATATGGCAGAACGAAATGCTAGGTCTGCTGTTTCAGATGTTCCGGATAAGCACGAAGTTGTGAAGAGCTTGAATCTTGATGAACTTGAACCGAGTAATGCATTGGATAGAGCTTTAACCGAAACATATGATGATTACAAAAGAGCGGTTGAAAGAGGTGATGAAGTCGAAGCGGATAGATTCGCTGATGAAGTAATTAAAACGTATAGAGCTAAACAGTATTCAGATGAATTCGGAACTGAAATTTCACATATTTATGCAAGCGGAAAAGAAGCAAATTCAAGAGACTTGAATTTCCATGTTCCATCGGGAGACGAACTTTCCGAACTGAGACAGCAAGTATCAACAACCGTTGGTGAATCCAAAGAGTTTGCAGGACATGTTGATGATTTGAATGTTGAGCATAGGATTAAAGATGATGGCATGAAAACTGGTAAAACAGTTAAAACCATGTATAACAATGCTCAATCTGATGAAGCACGTTCAATCATCAAGGAAATGTCAAATACTGGTTACTTAGACACCTATCGAAAGCATACTAAAGATGACGCACGAAAAGCAATTGAAAGAACAGTTGCAAATCCTGACGCAGTAGTTAGAGACATTTCATCATATCTGAGTGGAGAACGAGGATTTTACAACGATGATATGTATAAGGTTATGTTAAAGGCACAAGCATTGTATGCATACTGTTCTAGGAACATTGCAGAAAATGAAGGTTTTCAAAAGGGCATGGCTATTGCGTCTGAATATATCGCACGTTTTGGTGGATATGCCGGAAATACCATGAACGCAATGAGCTGTTTTGCTTCATTCAACCCGGAAAGAAGATATTCTTCTTTGTTTAAGAGCGTGAGCGATTTCCTCTTAGATAGAAATGCTAATGTTGAAAAGGTGCTTGGTACAGCAGAAGCACCGACTGAATTCCGGAAAATGCTTGAAGCAGTTAAAACCACAAAGGACGAGGACGAATTGCAAGTGTTGTACTCACGTATTTTCACTTCTGTTAATAAGATTTGTGGAAACAAGGATATTTTAAGCATTATTAATACATATCGTCACTTTGCCATGCTTTCCAGTCCTAAAACACAGATTCGAAACATTGTAGGAAACGTGGTTTTCTCTGCCGAACGTGCAATTAGCGACATTGGAACACGGTTTATACAAGACGCATTGTATAAGACTGGTGTTATTGATGAAAAGACCGTTGGGAAACTTACAAGAAAAGATGTTTCTAACATTCTTGGCACAATTACAGGAACAGAAGCAAAGTATCAATCTTTGGATAAATATTTCAATCGAGACATAAACATTGTAATGAAAACAACGGAGAAATTCGCAGATGTTAAGAAGGAGTATTACAAAGACGATTCTCTCCCATTAAGAGTGCTTGAAAAGGGTTCAGATATTGTTGGTGAAGGTCTTGAAAAGGGCGATAGAGCTTTTGTTGCATTGAATTACAAGAAGAAATTTTTGCAATATCTTAATGCTAATGGGTTTGATAAGAATGAACAGCAACTTGTCGAAGCCGGGGCAAAAAGAAGTGAGCTTTTAGAAGAACTTAATAAGCTCAAAAAAGAAGTTAAAGGTAATGATTCGAAAGAGCTAAAACGGAAACTTTTAAAACTCCAAAAAGACATTAAAGATGTTGACGCAGTAGAAAGACAGTGCAAGGCAAAAAAGACCACACTTGAAGATAGAGCCAGACACTATGCTAGGAAAGAAGCGAAAGAATCCACATACCGTGAAGCGAATGAATTTGCAAATAAGCTGAATCGTATAAGAAATAAGTCATATTCAAAAAATGCTACCACATTGAATAAAATAGCTGGAACGGCTGTAGACGCTGTATTTCCTTACACAAATACACCAGCAAACATTATGAAACAAGGTGTTAGATATTCGCCGATTGGACTTTTATCTAATGGCAGTAAATTTATGAAAGCCATTAAAGACCCGAAAAAGAATGTTTATGAAATCAATGACCTTGCGGAAAAACTGTCTGCTGGTGCAACTGGTACGGCAATTGGGGCAATTGGGCTGTGGCTTGGCATGAATACGCTTGACGACTCTGTTTCGCTTACAACAAGTCTTTCCGGTAATGCCGAAGATAGGATGAATAAGAGCCTTGGAGTTCAGGAGTACGCAATTAACATTAAAGTTGGTGACAAGCAGAAATCTATAACATTAGACTGGATGACTCCTTCCGCTTCATCTCTATTCCTTGGTGCAAGCTTTGGAAAGCTACTTCAAAGTGTTGGCGATAATACCGCATTTACTGGTAGCGTGTGGGACGATGTTTCCGGTGGGGTTAAAATCCTGAACGAGGTTGTTCAGCCAGTATTAGCCACATCAATGTTGCAGACTTTCGACAATATCATTTCTGGTGCAAATAGCGATTCAGAAGTAAGCCCAGTTATTAACACCATAGGTGGAATGGCAGAATCTTATACAGCTTCATTTTATCCAAACGTATTGCGTGGTATCGCTAAAACAGTTAGACCATACGACTATAACAATATTACTCAATCGGAAACAGAAGGTGGACAGGCTAAAGAGCGTTGGTTCAACAATCTTAAAAACGGCATGGAGTTTAGAGATACGGGAGCCGCAAAAACAAACATTTGGGGAGAAGTTTCTGGAAAGCGTGGAAACATTGCGGTTTCCGCATTTAACAGCTTGTTAAACCCAGCAAATGTTAAGACTGTTAAGCGAACAAAGGTTGATGTTGAAAATGCCGAGCTTTATAAACGACTTGAAAAAGACGGTTCTAGCAAGGCAAATAGCGTTATTCCTAAGAGCTACTATAATACAAACCTGAAGGTTTCTTCTGATGGAATGGAGAAAAAGAACGGATTAAAAGCAAGTGAAATGAAGCTCAATGCGGTTGATGTTTCAACGATAAATAAAGCCCGAAATTCTAAAGAGGGAGCAAGAGAAGCATTGAAAGATTTACTTGTGGAAAATGCGTCTTTTAACCGAAAATCCGTCAGACTTTCCGATGATGAAAAGCAAAAAATCATGGACAAGAACTTCAAGAATACAAAAGAAGTTGTCAAATGGTTGCATACAACAAAGGCTTGGAAAGATGGTAGCGATGAAGATAAAGCTAATATGCAGATGGCTGTTCTTGGTCAGGGTAGCGGAGCAAAGAAAAAGGGTAGCATTAAAGCCGGGGCAATGAAGGTTTATGAAGCTCACGGAAAAACGAAAACTGATTTCCGTTATGATAACGAGGTTACTTCAAGCAAAAAAGCAAAGCTTGGAGAACTTGGGGAAACACAGGAAGGAAAGAAGAAGGTTCTCGATTTTCTGGAAGGAGCGGTAAAACCTAGTTACAGCAAGGACGGAACTTTGTATAAGAACTATCCGCTGAAAAATCTTTACCCATACTTAAACAAAGCGGTTGAAGATGGAACCCTTACAGGTGACGAAGCAATCACACTGTTTGAAGCCTATAAGCGGAGTGATAAGGCTACTTTCAATCCTAATTATAAAGGCGGTAGAGGTGGTTATCGGAGGGGTTACCGACGACGTAGATATTATGGTCGCAGAAGATACGGCAGAAGGGGCGGTGGCGGTTCTTCCGGCGGTACTGGAAAGGTTGTACAGCTTAAAACATCGGCTTTCAAATCTGATATTACAGATTCCGATTATAAGAGTATGGCAACGGCAACAAGCGGAACAAGTAAGAAAACCGCAAAGATAAAGTCGCAACTTAACAGCAAGAATTCCGCACCAAAGGTTAAAGCACCAGAGCCAATTATCAAAACCAAAAAGAAAGGCTAGGAATTTATATAATGCAAGTTTTTCACAATACTTCCGATATGGTTATCACAATAATTACGATTGTTTTTGCAAGTGGCGGTTTTTGGTCATACTTGCAGAGCAGAGATGTTCTGAATCGCAAGAGCAAAGAAGATGAAATGAAAACGCAATCTGAAATCATTGACTCACTGGAATTGCTTAAAACTGGGACTATGTACATGTTGAGAAATGATTTACTCAACAGGATAGATAGGTTGTTGGAAATTGACGCTGATGAAATCAGCCTAAAAACGGTTGATAACATCAGGAAAGAATACAACACCTACAGAAAATTAAACGGTAATTCAGATGTAGTGACTAGATGGGAACTACTGATGGATAAAATAACAAACAATATCACTAATTAACACTAGAAAGGCGGTTTTTAATGGATATTCAGACAACTATTACTCAGTATTGTGTACCACAGATTCTTGTATTTTGCTTGTGCCTTGGTTTTGTTTTTAAACGATGGCTCCCCATGGACAATAAATGGATTCCAACAGTGTTGTTTGTTGTTGGTATTGTTTGTGGTTTGGCTTATAACGGCATTAGCTTTGATTCAGTTGTATACGGTGCAGTTTCCGGTCTTGCGTCCGTAGGACTCAATCAGGCTTTCCAGCAGGCATTGGGGCTGAACGTTAGACCAAATATTGAATTAACCGATGGCGAAGTTCAGGATTACGAACTGGCAGAGGAAGAAGACGAGGCAGAGGACGAAGAAGAAGGTGAAGCAGATGAGTAAGACGATTGCGGTTCAGTGTGGACATGGTGTAAGTACTGATGGTTCTTGGGATTCCGGTTGTGTATATAAGGGACATACCGAAGCCGGGTTAATGCTCAAAATCACAAAATCGGCTGTAAAGTATCTCCGTGGCTGTGGGATTAAGGTTATTTCTGACGCTGACCATGGAAACAATAAAAACATGATTGCCGATGTTAGATGGGCGAATAACGTAGGTTGTAGTTTATACGTTTCCATTCACTGTGACTATAGCGGTGCCCCTAAGGGGGTAATGCCGCTTTATGTGTCCGGTAGCGGAAAGAAGCTGGGAAAGTGCCTTGAAAAATCTATCAAGAAAGACTTGAAGATGAAGAGCAGAGGTGTTCAGAAGCGAACCGACCTTTGGGAACTGAACGGAACGGATATGACGGCTTGTATTCTTGAAACAGGAAGTATTAAAGGCGATTTGGCTGTTTTAAAGGGCAAGTATGACGCATATGGTAAAGCAATTGCGAAGGGTATCTGTGCATATCTTGGAGTTGCGTTTAAGGACGGTTCAAAGCCAAAGCCGAAAGAAACATACCGTGTCCGCAAGTCTTTCAAGGATAGCAAGTCTCAGAAGGGAGCTTTTAAAAACCTTGACAATGCAAAGAAGTGTGCGGATAAATACGGCTATTCCGTTTTTAACAGTAAAGGGAAGGTGGTGTACCGTGGCAAAAAGTAGGAAGATTAATAGAACTTATGTTGTAATTAAGGCTGACCCATTACGGGTCAAGCCTTCTTACAAGTCAAAGCTAAAAAAGACACTTGCGGTAGGAACAAAGGTACACGCAACGAAGATTAAAGGTTACTACATCTATATTCCGGCACTTAAAGGCTGGACGATTTGGAAGGATAGCAAGGGGCGCAAATATGTTCGCCTTGTATCCGTGCCGAAAAGCACAAAGGCAAAAAAGCTGCTGAAAGAGCTGAAAATCGTTGCTCAGAAGCTTATCAAAGCTGGTGTAAAGTACAACGCAAATAATCCTTGCACAAGTTTATCCAGCGCCTTGAAGCATAAAAGAACAAATTGTGCTACATTTATTTCATTCGGCTTACAGGAAATTGGTGTTTTGCCGAAAGGAAAGTACATTTGGCTGGATAAAAAAATTCATGGAACCGGAAGAAATATTATCAAGAAAAAGGCGAAGCTTGCCTATCCACGTAAGAAATGGAAACAGGCAAAATTAAAGCCCGGTGATATTTGCGGTTTTGCTAATAAACCACATACAATGGTTTACGTTGGAAAGGATAAAAACGGACATGCTTTATGGTATTCGGCTGGTGGCTCAGATGTTAAACCGAAAAATCTTGGACCGAAAAGAAAGCAGAAGTACGAGAACAGAACCGTTTATGTACGTATCAGATTAAAATAGCGAGGTGATTATATGTCTACAATTCGAGGGACAACACCAACATTTACAATTAACTTAAACGGTGTAGATTTAACACAGAATTACCGTGTGTATATCACCATTGACCAAAACGGAACTCAGCTCACAAAAGATAGTTTTTCTGACGCAATGCAGATGAACATTACCAAAATTGAAGCAGATGAAGGTTCATTCTCCACTCAGATTGATTTACATTTGACGCAAGAAGAAACTCTTATGTTTGATGTTGGTAACGCTGAAATTCAGGCAAAGTGGATTGATGTTACTGGGGCGGTAGAAGCAAGCGACATATCTATGGTTAAATTTAGTCGTGCGTTATTAGAGGATGTGGTTAAATCATGATTCCAGTTAGTTTAAATATTAGCGAAAATTCTAATACATACGAACTGAATTTACAATCAAGTGATAACACTGTTTCATTCAGCCACGAGGAACATACACCAAAATATATAGGTGCAAGAGCGTATTGTACACCAACTGATGATGGGGCAATTATTACACTTATAGATTACAATGGTGAAACTTCCGTTGAAATAAAGAACGGTCGCTCACAGCTTGATGACAATGATTACACTAAAATTGCTACAACCGTTTTAAACCTTTTGCAAAACAGCCTTGCAAACGAAGTGTTCATGAACGTGAGCGAGTATGACGCAAACAGAAACGGTATAGTCGACAATGCCGAATCCGTAAATGGATATACGGTTGAATCGAATGTACCACAGAATGCTGAATTCACGGACACAAAATACGATACGTTAACTTCATTAATGATAGATGATATTTGTGATTTATAAATATTAATATTGGGGGATTTATTATGGCTAATAAGATTGATTACAGACTTGACGAAAACGGACTTGCTCACCTTTGGCAGAGAATTAAATTGCTTGTTACAAACAACGTATCAAGCAAGGTTGATAAGGTGGACGGAAAGGGGCTGTCTACTAACGACTATACCAATGCAGAGAAAACAAAACTTGCTGGAATTGCAGAGGGGGCGCAGAAGAATGTACAACCGGATTGGTCACTTACTTCTGGTGATGGTGCAATTAAGAACAAGCCCACTATTCCAACGAAGGTTTCACAGCTTACAAACGACAGTCAGTATCAAAATGTGACCGAAGTTGATACAGCTATTTCAAAAATGATTGGAACGCTGAATATGAACGCCACTGACGATACCGGCGATCCTGGTGACTATTATATTAATACAATAACACAAGAGGAAGGACAAGTTTATGCGACACGGTATTCATTCTCTTCCAAGTTTTTATCAGAGGTTGAAGCGGCATATAATAATGGTTCCATTGTAAACATGACAGAGGTCAAAAAAGCGATTAGTCACGCAGTCGGACAAATCACATCGTTCGAATACAAGATTGTAGATTCCCTTCCGGTGGTTGCGAACGGACAGAAGGGTGTTATCTACCTTGTAGCACACAGCGGGGGTACGACTCAGAACATCTATGATGAATATATCTTCTTGCCAGCAGAAGGCAGTACAGCGGCACGATATGAGAAAATCGGCACAACGGATATTGACCTCACACCATACGCAAAGAAAACGGAGATTCCGACAAGTGTTTCCCAGCTGTTAAACGATGAGGATTACATCGATTCTCGGAGTAGTGCAGACCAGGTAGCTACGGCTGTTAACGGACTCAAATATACTGATACCGCTGAAACAGGAAAATATGTATCTTCCGTATCACAGGAGAACGGAAAAATCAAAGTGACGAGAGCTAATTTTGCAGACGCTATTCCGGCAATTACGGAAACTCAGATTGATAATATTTGCACATTTTAGTTAGGCGGTGATTTAATGGCTACAGATATTGATAGAGTAGATTCAACCGGATTAGGTATTTTGTGGAACAAAATGAAACAATACGTTCAGCAATATGTTAAGCAAAACTCTTCCGGTGGAGTATCAATTTCTTCCGTATATCCTATTGGCTCAATCTATATGAGCGTGAATTCCACAGACCCATCAACTTTGTTTGGTGGGTCGTGGGAACAGATTCAAGACAAATTCCTTCTTGCTTCTGGTAGCTCATACGGTGCCGGTAGTACAGGCGGTTCGGCAGACGCAGTAGTGGTGAAGCACTTTCATAATCCGTCTACTGGTGACGGATTTAACGCTTATATGCGCGGCGCGGTTGAAAGAGTGCGTGTAGGAACGTCAACAGCAAGCAGCGCACGGTATACGATTGTTGGTAAGAAGAATGCTTCAAGTGCGGACGCATCGGGACTCAGATTTGCTGGTAGTACGGATTACACAGGAAGTGATGGCGCGGGAAAGAACATGCCACCATACTTAGCCGTGTATGTGTGGAAACGAATTGGATAGGGGGTATATATGAATTTAATTTCAACAATGTTAGGTTTTATCGGAAGAAAGATTAAGAGTCTTGAAACGGAAGTTGGAAAAATCAACTCTACACTGGACGATGTTTCGCCAGCACCAAAAGTAATCCCGATTGAGCGTGGCGGTACTGGTGCCACAACAACTAGTGGAGCGTTGGACAACCTATTTGGAGAATCACCACTTCCAATAATTAGAGGTGGAACAGGAGCAGTAACATCTACGGACGCACGGAAGAATTTGTTTGATTATGAAGCTTTACCGGTAGCCGAAGGCGGAACGGGAGTAAAGAGCATATATGACGGATGGTATAAGTATTTCGACGTCAAATCATATGTTCTTGATAATCAAACGATTGAAGCTGGTGGAATTTCGGAATTAACATATAATGAAATCATGGCGAGACAACGTGTTTTGGCTGGATTCTTTATATCCAATGCAACAAGTGGCGGAAGCGGTGCGTCTGGAATTGCAGTATATGGAGCATACATAAATGATGACGGAACCAAATTTGTTGTAAAATGCAAAAACACCGGAACTAAAACTGCAAAAGTAAAAGTTGTTTTCAAAGTTCTTGAATGTAGTATAGCGTATTAAAAAAGGATATAGTGAAGAATCTGATGAAGTTGCCACAATGTTGTGGTATGAGACCAAAATCAATTAATTAAACACAAATAGCTCCCAGCGGAAAATTATCAAAAACCGCCGAGAGCTATTTGTGTTATCTTTGCCTTATCGCAGGAATAAAAAATAAGGTGGTGAGTTG